AACGCAGACATTTGTATATTACTCTGCGCATTTGATACCGCCTCTGTAGGAGTAGTTTGTCCTTCTCTTTGCCTAGAGACACCCGCTACTTCTGAAATCTGCGCGTCTATTGCTCCTAATATACTTATGTAGTTCAATATGTGCTGCATATTAGACCAGTCCGTCTCTCCGGTAACCTTTCCTCTTTGGGCTTGTCCAGGAGCATCGGCATTAGCTAGTGGATTAAAGATGTCTATGGACATCTCCTTAATGTAGTAAAGAGTTTTTTCCAAGCCTATTTTAGGATCGACCATAGATACATCAAAGTGGAATATTTTACCTTGATCTTGAGCAATCAGCTTTTTAAGCTTGTGCATCACTATAAAATATAAGTATTGGAAAGGCTTCATCCTATCCATTAAAGATATAGATTCGGCGTTAGTGGCGTTATAAATTATTCCGTGGTATCCTAAAGATACGTCATAAGGATTGTCTACAGATCTAAACTGTATTTCCTTGGGCCCTATCATTGTATAAATGTCGTTTCCTATTTTGGTAGCAGTTCATACTTCAGGTATATAATCCCAAGTCAACTTGTAGAAAATACCATCCATCTCCCATATGTAATAAACAGTTTTAGAGTCGTAAGCTCCACGAACCGTTTCTTTTGTGTACGTGGTGGGAATCACGAAATCTTCAGATACTATTTCAGACTGCTCTTCTCCTGATTCATCTACAAACGATAGGAATCCAACTCGTCTTTGGGAAACCCATTCCACATGAGAAACAGCTACATCTTCTTGATTAGGTTCTCCGTAGGAACCTTGTTGAGAAGTAGCAATGCCTTCAAAACCCGGATCATATGGTGTATTACCATACTTCGCATTTTGTTCCATCTTAAACTCTCTAAGTGCGAAAGAGCTAGAAGAAGGAGCATCAATTTTAGCCTTATCTTCTTCGGATAAGTATTTTCCGTATCTGTCTAAAACTTCCGCTGGAGTCATATGCGTAGTATATCCTGCGTATAGGGATTTTTGTATCCACTTTTCTTCCCCGCTTTTATGGTAGAAAAAGCCTAGTGGATTTACTACTTGAATATTAGGTTCTCCATTTAATTCCCCAACATAGAGAATTTCGTCTCCAGAAATAAGGGCGTGCTTAAAGGCGTCTGTTTTCAGATCCTTTATATCCAGTTTTCTAGTTAAATAGTTAAGAATTTGTTGAGCTAAAATTTCTCGTCTTTCTCTGTAGTCGTAGCGCATATACTTTTGTATTTGAGCTGGATCTACCACAGAATCGCTTGATGTCTCTAAGAATTCTTTAGAGTATATATCAGACAGAGACGCAATAGTATTCTTTATAGAAGATTCTATAAAGTTTCTTATTAGAGAATCTCTATGTGCTAATTTTGAACGGACTCCTTCAGCGTTAGTTAAAACAGCTCTAAAATTAAAGGGCCTTTTGGACTCGTCCGAAAGTAGTATTTGAATTTTATTGTAAGTCTTATTATAAGGTTGGATAGCGTCCTTAAATTGTCCCAAGTCCAATCCTAGAGGATTACATTCTCTTTCGAAATCCGCTTGATTAATTTGGTTATTATATAATTGATAGTTTGATAATTTTCTTTGATAAGAAGAATTATACCTATTTACTACCCCATCTCCAGGAGGAGAGTAACTGAGAATAGAGTCCACCACCTCTTTTGCTCATTTGTAGTTATCTGCTACTTTATTAGAATAGCGAAGACGTTGTTTGGGAAAATTGTGCATTGAATAATCTAGGGTTTTTAATTATGAGCTTTTCAAGGTCCTTATCGAATTGAGATAATTCGGCTTCTTGGTGCACCTTTCTACGCTCTAAGTTAGAAAGTTCTTCTAAACCTAGGATACAGCCAATTAATGCTGAGACCCTGTCGAAGTTACCGTCTAAGTTATAAGATATTAACTCTTGTATTAATCCTATATCAGGAATAAGATCTAAATTTCTTTTATTATCTCCTCTGTCTTCTAGCAGGAAGGATCGGAGGTATTGAAGGGCTTCCCATTTAACTTTATCGTTGGATAAAGGATAGCCGTATATAATCTGAGGCCCTGTTTCATAAGAAGCTTTTTTATTAAAAATGGTTACTGGTTGTCTAGCTAGTAAATCTAGTCTTCTTATCTTATCGAAGTAATCTTTTACATTACCTACGTTATTCTCAAAATAAATTTTAGCGTTACCGTAGAATAAGGAGAGCTTGTACAATATTTCATTTACCTGATTTTTTCCTAGATAAGGTCTACCTATATAGGTAGCTACTATTTCAGAGTAACCAATAGTAGATGGGTATTTATTTGTCTTTATAACATATATTGCCGCAAGAGACTGCCCTGTTTGTCCATCATCTTTGTAAGGGTCGCAACCAATTAAATAAGCTCCTACAGGAACCTGTTCATCAATAGTCTTGGGAAATTCATATATAACTACAGAACCCTCTGTTTCCTCACCGTCGTACGGAAATCTATTTATAGCTTGTAGCTTATCGGATAGGTCGTAGTTTACGCCGTTGTAGATTTTACAATTAGGATCAAAATAAAGAGTTACTTTCTTCTCGAGAAAATCCTCCATTTTATTAACTTGTAATTCTGAAAGTCTTCTACGTAATTCGGCTGTAGGGAATATATTAGCAGTCTTGGTTAAGAACATTTCCGAAGGTACTATAGGTCGATACTGCATCTCTTTATTGAGAGCTTCTGAACCTCCTGAATCTCCGGCTTTTGTCTTACGCACGCGCATTAAAGCTTTCTTTGCAGCTTCCGTGTCGGAGATACCGTTCTCGTCTTTGTACTCATTAAGTACTTCATAGGCGGGTAGAAAATATCCTATCTGTCCTCTATGTTCCCATGTATCCTCAAAAGGTAGTATATCATACTTAGTAGGTTCGTAGAACATTCTAGCAGCATCTAGCGTACCCTTACCCATATCACCACCAGTTCCAAGCATCATTAACATGCCAGTCTTTCTAAGACCATTACGCAAGTTGTCTACCGTGTTAGTGTATACTTCCTCTAGATTGGAGAACATACCTGCTTCTTCTAACACGAGGAGTAGAGGTCTGGTACCTTGGGCAGCAAAAGAGTTAGAAGAAAACGTTCTGTGTTTGATAGAAGATTTTGAACCTGCTGTAACCCAGGCCCCATTTTGCTTTTTCTTATATTCTGCTCTAATCTCTTTGTTAGGTTCTCAAGAACCGCTAAATCTCTTTAAGAAAGGGGCGGGATATACTCGATCTCCTAAATCTTGTTTTCCAGGAAGTCAATCAAAAGCATCTCTAACCTTTTTAAGTATGTCGGTGGAGAATTTAGAATCTTCGGCGCCAACTAAAATTTCTACAGGAGCAGGCTTCTTAATAGTTTCTTCAGAATAAACAGTCGCTCCATCCGTTAAGAAGTTGTGACTTATTAACCCTGAAACAGAGAAGGACTTACCAGATTCACGAGAACCCAGCAGCATAAAGTTTTGTAGGTTATTCTCAAATAACGCAGGGCCTAAAGGCTCTTCATATGATTGGAATAACGCTGCTCTAGCAGGTACGTAATTTTTCCTCTTTCCTGTTACGGGAGAGATAGTGTTTGGGTAGTATCTGAAAAGAGTTTCATCGTCTACCTCTGTAAGAAGTATTCTATGGGAGGAGTCAAAAGGATCATCCCTGAAACCAGAAAAGCCCCTAGCCTCGGTGTAGTAGTTAAAAAACTTATACTCTACATCCCGAAGTAGGGGGCGGTTAAAGGACTTAACTGAGCTATGAATTGACTCGTTAAGTTTAATAGTATGAAAATTTACATAATAGTAAAGGGCTGGTGGAACAAACGTCCCGCCAGCCCAATAACCTTCAATGCAACGTCTTTTTTGTTCTCTTCAAAAAGACCTATAATCTAAAGATAATGGATGAAAATTAGGAATGTCTTTTAATACGACATCAGCTCGTTTAAGCATAATCTACCGGTGGAGGAGAGTACGGCGGAGTTCTATCCACATTTACTAAGGAAGTATTAGAGAGAATCAACATGCCTGCTGCGGATACCGCATTAGCTACAACTTGCTCAACTACAAGTGCTGGGTCGATTACTCCTTGTTCCTTAAGATTTCCAAACTCCAGGGTACGCGCATTAAACCCGTAATCCTCTTTTTTATCTATAAGTAATTCTTCTTTTAATTTTGTTAGTAATACCTCTGAGTTCTTCCCTGCGTTTTCTACAATAACTCTAAAGGGTTCCTCTAAAGCTTCCGCAAAAGCTTTTTGGATTGGGTTATCCTTAGGTAAGGATAGGGAAACCTTAATTAAGGTAGTACCTCCTCCTATCAAATATCCCTTTGCAACGGCTGCTGAGGTGGCTCGTAGTGCATCCTCAACTCTATCTTTCTTTTCCCTCTGCTCTGTTTCAGTAGAAGCTCCTACATTTATAGAAGCTACCTTAGCAGTAAGATCCGCTAGTCTTTTTTGATACTGAGAAAGCATATAAGGATTCTCAGTTTCTGCGGAGATTTTATTCTTTAGGATTGCAGAACGATCTTGTATTTGGGCCTCATTTCTATTAGGTTGAATAAACATAGTTTTATCCTTAGATATAATAACCTTTTCCGTGCTTCCGAAGAAAGATTCATCTATGTCTAGGGCTCTAGAAGCATCGTTTGTAGAGAATATTTTAGCAGAAGTTAACGCTGCTATGTCTCTAAGCAGTTCGGATCTATTCTCTCCGAAAGAGGGACCTTCTATCGCAGCTACAGCAATACGTCCTCTTAATTTATTCAGAGCCAAGAGCTGAAGTGCTTGTCCGTCAATAGCGTCTGCTACAATTAAAAGAGGTCTACGAAGATTTGCTGCTGCTTCTAAGATGGGGATCACTTCTTCTACATGTCTAAGTTTAGAGTCTGTGATAAACACTAAGGGTTTTTCTAAGACAACCTCTCCTTTTTTAGAGTCAGTAATGAACACTGGAGAAACAAAGCCTCTATCAATTGATACTCCCGGAAGAAGTTCCACAAAGGTTTCTCCAGTTTTAGATTCTCCTAAAGTAATAAGACCTTCTCTTCCTACATAATCAAAAGCAGTTTGAATGAGTTGCCCCAATTCTTCATCATTATTAGCTGAGATAGTGGCTATTTTTAAAATATCCTCAGTTTCTACTGGAGAAGAGAGTTTCGTAAGTTGAAGTCTTACTTTATGTAAGAGACTTTCAAATTCCTTTTTAATTTCAATAGGGGGAGTTCCTAGAGAGATTAGATTAAAAGCTTTCCTAACTAGGGAGGAGGCGATAACTGTAGAGGTAGTAGTACCGTCGCCAGCTGTTATCGCTGTTCTAGAAGCCGCCTGTTTAATAATGGAAACAGCAAGATTTTCAATTGGATCTTCTAAGGCTACGTGTTTTGCTACGGTAACACCGTCTTTCGTCACGGTAGTAGCTGCGTAGGGAGTCTCAATTATAACGTTCCTACCCATAGGACCTAATGTGGAGCCTACAGCTTTGTTTATCTTCTCAACGCCTTCTAAGAGCCTGCTTCTGTTCTCTGCGTCGAATACTATATTTTTAATTGGTGGTTGCTGCATTATCTTTTGTTAATTCTTTTAACTGTTCTATGTTTAGAGGAGATTGTTTATACCAAGTATTAGGATGGTGATTCTTAACTTGGGTCATAATCCGCATTTTTAAATTTGACGTAATGGAGTCTACGTAAAGATCTAATTTATCAAAATCTTCTGCTGGTATTGTTACCGCCATAGTCTCTTCATAAGGCCAAAGTTCGTATTTAATCTGTACTTTTACCTGCATTATTTTTCCAATTCTCTAAATCTGCGTGATGCACGAGGCCAATAGTGTATTGAGAAGGAGCAGCATTGTCTACTTCATTCGCTATTAACTCCATTAACTGAGTTCTATATCTAGAAAGGAGGTACTCTCCAAAGCTTACTAAATCTGTTTCTGTATACATTATAGTGATAGGTTTAATTTGTTTGTGACTATGGGATCTACTGGAGTTGGGGACTCAGGCAATTCCTTAGAAGTTATCCCTCCACCTCCTTGATTTAGGAATTCGAATAAGGTTTCTGGAGTTACTTTTAATCCGTACTCTCTACCATCCTTTAAGGTTATCCAAGTAAATCTTCTATGTTTTGCCGGTATATCCCTTTGCCCTTTAGGATGCGCGCGTACTACGGACACAAGTTGACCCATATTATACCAAGCATCCACTTCGTCTAATTCTGGTTCTCCTTCGATTGAACAAAGAATTTTTGTTTTTATCCACATATTGTTTAAAGTTTAATTAGCGAGGGCTGAGAGAATCGAACTCCCGCGATCCTTTTGGAAGGGATCGTTCAGCAATTTTGAAGATTGGTTGACACCCAACTGTCGTAGCCCCCTGTAATCCCCTATCTCTAGGGGAAAGACTAAGAATACTATTCTTAGCGCGGTTTACCCTGGTTACTCCGTCCTCATTCCCTCCTTTACTAAGCCAGTAACGATTACCTTTCAGATGCTTAATGAGGCCACGGCAGGGATTTCTTTAATTAAATCTAGTATCTATTGCTTCGATTTCAAACTTAGAATTATTCTTAATATGAGAAATTAAAGCCAT